CGGGAATAGCAGAGTTCACCTGGGACAGCGACAATATCCAGATTGATATCAACGACGCTGACAACACCACAGCTGTTCAAAGATTGGCGGCTTGGCACTATTACTTTATTACCACAGCAACGGGAATTGATGAGGCTTTTGGTGCTTTAACATGGGAAAACATTAATTCAATTAAGATAAATACTACTGTAGTCGACATGAAGCTGGACAACACAAAAGTTTCGCCATTAACATTAACTGGCGGGCGTTTGTATAGAGATGATGGCGCAACCATTATTGCTAGTACTTCAAACTCGTTACAAATTGATTACGATCCTGTTTATGTTGTTGAAACAGCAGGGGGTGGTGGAGATGATGCGGCAACAATTTATACATATTTTACAGACGGGGCACGCTCCGATGCATTTAAGGCGGATGTAAGCGGATTGTCTACATTTGACCCTGCGACTGATACCGTGGCACGCGTAACCCTTGTTGACACTGTTACGATAAACACTGATATGCGTGGAACAGATGGCGCACTGCTGGCAGCCTCTTATACACCCCCAGACAATGCTTCAATTTCAGATATTGTTACAGACGCAGCGGCTATAAAGGCAAAGACTGACAACCTAACATTTGCAGTTTCAGGGCAGGTCGATGCTAATATCCAATATGTTAATGATGTTTTAGTTGGCGGAACCGGGGCTGTAGGGAATGAGTGGGGGCCAGTAAGTTAATGGGATTTGATTTTAAAACATGGGCGAAATCATGGGCAAACACATGGTTGGATAGTTGGGGAAAAGGCGAGAATGAAGAAACAGTAGTTCCCACTGTTGAATTAACAAGGAAAAAACAAGAATTTTTCGAGGAGGAGCTTTTATTATTGCTCTATTCCACGAAATACTAGAAGTCACGGAATAATCCGTAGACGTTAACCAAGGAGAAGTAAATGACTGAACAATTAGAAGCTATTGATGATGCGCCAGAGGTGGTTGCCGATAATGATAGTGAACAGGCTGAAGTTGAGCAGGAGGCCTCTGATATTGAGGCAACTGAATCAAACGAAGCTCAGGATGATGCGCCTGAAGAGGGTGATAATCTTGATGAGTCTGGTAATGTCAAATTTCCTAAGAAAGCGGTTCATGCGCTTAGATACAAAAACAAACAAATCTTCAAACTTCGCACAAAATTGCGCGAAATTGAAGAACAACTTAATCAGCCGTTTGAAGGCTCAGAGACTAAGGATGTAAATCCTAATGACTTTGAAAGCTATGGCGATTATATCAATGCAAAAGTTGAATCTTTGGTGGAACAAAGAGTTAAGCAATCGCAAGGCGATATGCAGAAACAACAAATGACGCACCAACAGCAAGCTCTATTAGAGCAACGCGACCAATACATTAGAGAGCAAGCTCAAGAGGTCTCAAAGACTTTTACAGACTTGCCGCAAGTATGGGAGCAAAACGCTCAACTATTAGATGCTTTGCCAAAAGAGATTGCGGACATTTTCTTTAACATCGACAATGCACCAGCAGCCGTTTACACGCTAGCTAAAGAAGGCAAATTAGAGGAATTGCTATACGCAAACCCAGCTATTGCAGCTTATGAAATTGTCAATGCACAAAACAGAGGGTTGGAGAGACTTTCCAGACCTCACAACAATGTGAGTCAAGCCCCAACGCCAATTACAAAGGCTAAAGGAACTGGCTCGGTAAAAAAACAACTTAGCCCTAATGACGATGTATTAAAAAGTCTAGGGCTTAAAAAATAGGAGTACTAAAAAATGACTAACGTAATTAACACCGTAAAAGACGGTCCTGGTATATTTGCCAAGGGCATCGCGGAAACCTTGAGAGATAATCTTGTATTGGGCTCTTTTGTTGACAAAGCAGACAAATCTGACTTTGACGGTAAAAACGGGTTCAAATCTGGTGACACGATTTATACGTCAATCCCACCTCGCTACGTTCCGCAACAAGACGACTTGGATATTACTTCAACTATCCAAGATTCTGTTGAGGAAAAAAAGCCACTTGCGCTTAACAAAACAGAAACAATCGGTATGAAGCTCGACTCTCTTGAGCTTGCAACTGATATTGATGTAGCGCAAGCATTGAAGCGTCACGGAATCCCTGCTGCTGAGTCTATCGCTCAAAGCATGGAAGCCCGTATGTTCTCAATTATCAAAAACAGCGTATATAACAGCGTTGGGGCTCCTGGTTCTAATAGCTTCTCTGTTGCTGATATCTTGGCTGCTCGTACTAAACTACAGCAAAACCTTTGCCGCCCTGGTAACCGCGCATTGTTCATGGACTCTGCTTCTGGTGCTGAAGCTGTTGACGCTCGTAAGGGGTTGTTCAACGCTGCAGGTTCTATCTCTGAGCAGTACAAAGACGGCTCTATGCGCGGACGCGCTGATGGTTTTGATTGGTACGAAACAGAGCTTGGTGCGACTCACACAAACGGCTCTGATGTAACTGGTGCGGAAACAGACGGATCAACTGCTGAGGGTGCTTCTGCGCTTGTGGTAACTGGTCTTTCTGCTGCCCCTGCTCAAGGCTCTGTGTTCACTCTAGCTGGAGTGTTTATGCGCCACCCAATTACAAAAGAAGTAACAAGCGTGTTGCAACAATTTGTAGTTGGCGCAGGTGCTTCAACTACAAACATCCCAGTGTCACCGTCTTTGTATGCCGCTTCTGGTGGTTTGCAAAACATCTCTGGTTTACCAGCAAACGATACAGCACTAACTTTTGTAGGTGCAGCATCAACTGGTTACAAGCAAAACATTGCGATGCACGAATCAGCGTTTAAAATGGTCACAGCACCACTTTATGCGCCAAAGGGTGTTGACCTTGTTGCAACTCAGACGGTTGACGGCATCACTGTAAACCTTGTTCGTGACTTTGACGTTAAGACACGCGAAGTAATTACACGTCTTGACGTTCTTTATGGCTTTGATGCGGTTCGCCCTGAATGGGCTGTCCGTGTGACTGCGTAAGGTGACGGCATGAGTGTAGGCATTTTAGCAGGAAACGTAAGATCAGTGACTATCTTGCAAGCTACAGTTGATTTGGGATCTGTTGCGGCTAACACAACAGAACTCGAAGACGCAACGCTTGCAGGTGTCAAGCCAGGTGATATCGTTATCGCGATTAAACCAACGCTTGAGGCTGGTCTTGCTATATTGCAGTGCTTTGTTGATGAAGCGGACAGTTTGAAAATTACCGTTGGTAATTTTACTTCTGGCGCAATCGACGAAGCGTCTGAAACGCTAGACTTCTTGGTAGTTCGTCCTGAAAGTACAGACAACTATCCTGGTCAAGTATTAAGTTAATATCACAGAGTGCATCGCTTATGGCGGTGCATTCGATGATAGTAATCAAAGGAGAAGACTATGGACATTAAATACGAAAAAGACGGCGTTCAAAAAATGGCAGGGGAGCGTTTCAAAGAAGCTCTTGAGGCTGTTGGCTGGAAAGTCGTTGAAGAAAAGAAGGAAATTAAACGTAAACTATCCTTGAAAGATGAACAATGACAACAGCCCGTACTATTGTTAAAAAAGCGTTTCAACGCAATGGAATTTTGACGCAAGGCGAAAGCCTTACTGCTGACGAAGCCAGTGATGGGCTTGATTCGTTAAATTCCATGATCGGTTCTTGGTCGAACGACAGCTTGTTGATTTACGCTAGGCTTTCTGAGAGTTTTCCACTTTCTAACCAAGCGTCTTACACAATAGGAACTGGCGGGGACTTTAATACAGAAAGACCGTTGCAGATTTTAACGGCCTTTACACGCATCGGTATTATTGATTATCAAATGGAAATCATTAACAGTATTGAGTACGATAGCATTATACAAAAAAGCCTTCAAAGCTCAATACCAGAGGTTCTAGTTTACGACCCTAGTAATCCGCTTGGAAGAATTACGATTTACCCTGTTCCGACAACAGGAACATTACATATAAGAACTGAAAAGAAATTATCCCAATTTACAACTCTTGACACAGAGATTGATCTTCCCCCTGGTTGGGAAAGGGCTTTAATTTTTAATCTTGCTGTAGAGACAGCAGGGGAATACGGACAGCCAGTAGATCAAGCAACGTATGAAATTGCTATGGATTCTTTGTCTAAAATCAAAACCGCCGTTGCGAGAAATCAGGCAATGAATATCTATGCCTATGACGGCAGAAACAACAATATATATACAGGTTGGTACACTTGAAAATTGGATTAGTAGACCCATCTTAC